ATTTAATGTGGCCCCAGTACGAGGTTTAAATGTTTTAGTCTTACGTTTTTCGGTATCTTTGGACATTTTGGGCCTACCCTGACCTGGAACTCCTGGTAAAGATTCTGGCGAATCTTTTACCAACTTCGTTGTAGGAACAAGAGAAGAAGGATTGGCTAGCGGTTTAGGTGCAGTCTCCATTTTTAGATCGTATAATGTTTTTTCTCCCTTTTTCTTAGTTTCTAAATCTAATCCAACTTGACTTGGGGTAGCAACGCCAGTTTGTAATACAATCTTTTTAAGACTATTCTCAAATTCTGGATCATTCCAAGGACCAGCTTTGGGAACTCTTCTTTGTGATGTTCTTTCTCTATTTTCACGATTAATTCTATTCTTTTCCATATCTGGATCAAAGCCAAAGATTGTTTGGAGTAATTCGTCACTAATAAGATTACGGTCAGCTAATTGAATTAGTAATGCTTTTTCTGTATCTTCATTACTTAAATCCATTCTATCAAATTCTATTTTTGCTGGGTATTTGAAACCCATAGCTTTTTGTACTATCTCTATCTCTCTGGTCCAAAATTCTGTAAGAACTCTACGACCATATTCTAATCTTTGTGTTAAAGTTTTGAGACTAATAAAATTATTGGTTGTTCCTGATGCTCCGTATGTTCCTGTTAATGTTGGAGGAATTCCTAATCCAGCATAAATACTATTTAAGTGTGGAGTATATTTAGCTTCTCCAAGAAATTGATGAACAGCAGTTTTGCTTTCTATAAGCTCAATATCTGGTCCCCAAATTAAATCCATTGTACCACCACCAACATTGTTTTGTAAAATATTTGATAGTTTTGATGCTGCTGCTTTTGTAGGAGCAATTTTATGTTCTAAACTACCTAATTTAAAAATACGAATATTAGAAATGGCTCCGTCAAGAGCGGCTAAGTCTGCTAATTTAAGCTTCTCGATAATATTTATATCATCCATAATAGCATATATCATTGGATAGGCCCAAATTTGCCAATCGTCTTTTTTATAATGAAATACTAAAGTTTTATCAGCATCTAGAACATAAGAAGTTTTATTTTTGGCTGCTTGTAAAATATCTTCTGGTAGTTGTGAGATAATATTTCTTTCTAGATCATTCTTTGGACTATTAATAGTTTTGCGTAATTGTCCTGGCAATTGAATTTCATAAATTCTTTTCCCAACGAATGACGATAAACTATCACCAATTACGTCAACGTAATAAGGATCTATAAAAGTATATTTCCATGGTATTTCCCTTTTTTCAATAATAATATCATCCTCATACAATGATATATCAGCTCTGCCTGACGCTTTATATAGATTATCAGAAGTTTTTTTAGAAATTTTTGCTGTTTGTCTATTGATAACTACATTTCCAACACGATAAACATTATTTAAAAATCTTTCTGATCTTTCTTGTCCATGAACCTTTTGGAACCAATTACGATAGAATCTCTCCACTTTCTTGGTTCTGTGTACTAATCGTATGCCCTGACTTGCAAAATCACCCATCAAATCAATAACATTTTTTACTAAACCAACTCTTTGATAAACAATATCAGCAGTACGAATAATATTTTTTATTTGAGTTGGAACAGATTCGCTTGGCCTAAAATAGTCATAGTCTGATCTAGTTAATCCTGGTCTACCAGATGTATTGTCTGTTAAATTAGAAAAATCTCTACTATATCTGGCGTAACCAGTAGTTCTATGAATGCCATCATATTCGTTTAAAGATGCTGAAGATTCATTTAAAGCGCTTTTTTTAGAATCTAAATCATCACCCCATGTAACATAAGCTTCAACCTTATCGGCATTAGGATCTGCGTCAGGAATACTATTGTTCTTTCCGGGTTGTTTTTTGGGCATAGTTGTATTGCATTTCTATTATAATAGGATTATAGATTTTATATTTTATAATACACTATTTTTTATAAATACCAAGGTATAAATCGCTATTAGCAGAATTTGTGAACCATGACGGTCCTCTGTATAAGGTTTTATCGGTGTCAGAATAATAATTCTCTTTGGTTGATCCGATAACATCATAAGAAACTGGAGCATCAGCTCTGCTTACGGATCGTGCTATAGAATTAGCTATTACTAAAGCACTATATCGGTCTTTTCTTAATCTTCCTCTTTTGCCATTAGAAATCTTTACTTCTGGAGTGTCCCATCTTTCTCTAGCTCCGGAACTATTACTAGTTTGAGTCATAACAATAGTTGTTAATTCATTTTTAAGTTCTTCTATTTCTAGAATACATTCGCTTAAAGTATCATAAATTGGGTCTAAATCACTACCAATTATATCTTTAGATTCATTAGCCAGGGCTAATCCTAGTGTTAAATTATCAAATGATGGGAATAATAATACTTTATCTTCAAAATCTTTTCTAAGACCATGATTAGCATGACTAGTCCACTCTGCTCTAGCAAATTGAATTAGATGTAAAATGTGTAATCCTGCTTTATTATCAGTATCTTTGCTTTTATTTAGGTCAATAATTGGCCAAATTGGCAATTCATCAGGATTAATTTTGCTAGTATCGTGTAAAGCTTCTTCTATAGCAACGCCTCCTCCCTGAGCATCAATTCCTATATATTCACATGGAAATACTTTCATTAAATTTCTAATTTTTCTAGCACAAAAACCATAAAAATCATTTTCGTTTATTAATCCTGTTTGTTGTCGTTGTTTAAAATTTGATCTATTAGTGGTCCAACAGTAAACAATTCTACTATGATTAGGATGAATTTCTATAACTACTATACTAAAATTATCTTGTTCGCTAGCTGGGTCTATACCATAAATATATTTTTTATCGGCATCCCCTGCTATTTTAGCATCAAATACTATATTTTGATTATTAATTGTAATAGGATTTTTAATATTAGCCACACAGCTTTCTATTAAACTTCTACGAAAAAATCCACTACTATCTTTTGTAAAACACGCTGCATATTCCATATTATATATGCCACTATGAATAGTAGCTTTGGCTCTAGCAACTTGTCGATCATCCATAAAGCCTTTTGGTATAAGCTCGTAGGGCATTCTAACTATACTATAGTCCTTCCAATTAAAATTAGATGGAACTTCACCTTTAAATAATTCAGATAATTTTTTATCGTCCCCACGACTTTGAATAATAGATTTGTATCTTTCCCAGTAAGCAGCAAAATGTTTAAAAGAATAGTCTGCTGTTCCGGCTACGATAGCTTGATTACTGCGTCTATATTGAAGTTCTTCCATTTCTTCGGACCATATGCCCAGCTCTTTCATTAAGTCTTTTTTAGCTTCTGCCTTAACATTACCAATAGGATCGGCAGATACAGCAGCAAATCCCGATACCACAGTTTCATATACTTCTGGAGATATTGACGCAAATTCGTCAGCAATAATGATATGTGCTCTTAAGCCTCTAATTTTACTTCCATCACCAAGAGGAATAGCAATAGCCCAACTATCTCCATATCTCATGGTACATCTATCAACATCTCGTCTGGGTCCATCGTCGTTACTACTAAAAATACTCCGTATAATAGATGATTTTCTCCATATGGTTTCCATGTATTCAAAAATAACTTTACTTTGTCTAAATGCTGCACCAACTATAACAATTTTTGTTCCTGGTATAAAAATACATTTTAATGTACAATATAATGCTAGTATAAAAGATTTACCAAAACCTCGGCTAGCAATAAACATTGGAAATGGCCTGCTCCAAAATTCTTCTAAAATAGCTAGTTGAATAGGATGCAATTCAATATCCATTAATAGTCTAGCAGTAATACTAAAATTAGCAGGATTTCTCATTATTCTTAATAAATGTTGATCGGGATTCTCAATATCTTTTTGAGCCCTATGAATCATTAAATTATTAGGTAGTGATAAAGTATTAATATTACCTAGTTTTAGCCAGGCATTATCTAATTCATGATGATCTGCCATAAGTATGCATCTCGTTTACTCTTTTAATAATAGAAAAAGCCATCTCTTCTGCTGCTATAGGATTGTCGCAAAAAATTACATGAATATTATATTTAGTTTGTAGTTCGGTTAAATATTTAAGAATATATGGTGGCCTTATTTTAATTTTGCTCCATACTCTTGATGGAACATTAGATCCTCGTGGATAGTTTAATACATCTTGTAAACTAAATTCTAGTAATATAAATTTATAAAGATAGTTGGACATTCTATCTAACTCATCTTTAAAACGTGGTTCTGATATATTATTGGCTATTTCACTAACAGAATTTTTACGCTCAATACAAAGCATATTCTCAAGCCCCTCTATTGAATAATCTCCAGTATCAAGCTTTTTCTTAATAGTATTACAAGACGCAAAAGCCCATGGCTTTTGTTCTCTAGTATCAATAATAATATTAAAAGTATATTTACTATCCATAACAAAACTCTAATAACTCTAAGGATCTTTGTTTAATAATACTATATTGTAGTGGAAGATTCTGTATCTCTAGTTCTTGTAATCGTTTAATGTCTTTTATTAATGATTTTAATGTTATTTTTAAGTTTATATTAAGCTTTAATAGATTAATTAATACATTATTGTATACTAGACGAGTTTTATATATTCCAGATAAAATTAAAGTATCTATTAAATATTTGATATCTTTATCGTAGATAGTATACTTATGAATACAGTATGCTATAACAGCTTCTATTTTAGGAATATTAAAATTTAAACCATTATATGGTAAAGTATGATATTCATTATTATAAAGTTCTTTGTAATATAAATCATTATTCATATTATAAATACTAAAATTAAATTTATGTAAATATTTAAATGTTAAAATTTGATCAACATATCCTATGTGGGCCACTGGTTGAAAGTTATGAATCAGACTATAACATATGTTAACAAATAGATCAGAATCTGTTACTAAGGAGCAAGTTTCAAATGTTGTTGGATATGTAAAAAATAAATCTTTGGAATAGTTAAATAGATATAATGGTAAAGCACTATCTAAACCTAATATAGCATCATAGTTATAATCATAATTAATAAAATAAGAAGATAATATAAAATTATACAGATAGGGGTTATTTGTTGATGTCATTATTTAATAATAGTTTTAAAAAGAATAGCTCGTAGTTTTCTTCATTATTTTTAATTAAATCATGATGATATTTGCAAAGTGTTATTCCGTTGGATGGATGAAATCTTAAGCCGGGATAATCCGACCATTTTTTTATATGGTGAGCATTTAATTTTTTATGAGGTTGAGAACAGTGGGGCCACTTACATTTATGGTCATCTCTTTTAAAAATAGATTTGATCCATTCTTTATATTGTTTATCATAGAATCTACGCATCGTCGTTAGCCACTGATTCTGCGTTAAGAATTGGCCTATCTAGCTGACCATCTTGATATGAGTGTAAGTCATATAAGCTACCTTTAAATTTGTCGGTGGCCATCTTTAGAATTTCTAGTTGACGACCCTCTTTTTCTCTAATCTCTTCGTCTTCAAGCATTCGTATTAAACCAGCCCAGCTACTTTTACCATCCTCGATTCTTTTAATTCGCTGTTCTCTTGTGGCCTTAAGATCTTTACTAATTTTTTGTTGTTCACTTAATAATTTAGTATATTCGTTAGTATAACTGGCTATGCTATTTCGGGCAAAACTTAGTTGAGTTTCAAGATTGGCCAGCTTTGGAATATCTCGGTCACTTTCTTCTTTTGAGTATTCTTGATCAACAGCTTTTTGAAGTTTTTCAGTTTCCGCTATGTGTCTTTTTCTTTCTTTCATGCTTCGATTAATAAGAATATCAATAGTTATAAATTGTTTAATTTGTAGTTCTTCTGCGGGCAAAACGTCTTCTCTGAATTGTTTAATAAGATTAACCCATGTATTTTCAAAATATTCTAATTCGCCCGTTTCAGTATCAAATTGTCTGGTAATTTCTATCCAAAAAGACTTGGATCTTAATTTTAATTTAAGAATTTCATTTTCTTGTTGAATTCCTTTGGGTTGTAATAAAGCTTTACTCTCAATATATTTTTTAATTGGTTCTGTTGTGCGATTTAATGCAGAAGCAATGTCCTCTATACTGGTGGTTTCTATATAGTCGGAAATATATTTTTCTTCTTCTAAACTAAGCTGTCCTCGTTTTTTGCTCATAGGATTAATCTTTTTTAAAGTTTGGTAAAATATTATTTTTTATATAGTTTTGTAGTTTAGTTTTATCGTTCTTGGATATTTTAGCTCCATATTTTAGTTTTAAATAAATTTCCCTATATTTAGTGGGCAAATTATCTTCTAAATAGTCAATAATATCCTGATTGGCTATGCTATTAATAAAATTAGATGGTTGAACTGGATCATTATTCTCCATGTATCCTGGCTTCATAATATTCTTTTTACTATTATTGCGCTTAAACCATATTTCATAAGCATGACAATTAGACTTATCTTTAAACTGGGCGCAATCGGATTCTTCGTTATTTGGTCTATATAATGGACAAGTTAAACAAGGTTTATCGGGCCTTTGATAGTGATCTCTTTTATAATTAAATAAACGATTTCTAACATGTGTCCATAAGAAATTTTCTAGTGGCCTAGAATGATCATATTTTTCTAGTCCTTCAATAGCAAAAATTGCTGCTTGTTGTTTCATATCATCAACATCATGATATCCAAATTTAAATTTATAAACTAATTTTTTAGTTATAATATCTAATGTTCTAAGAAAATCTTCTTCTGAAACAGTATTATTTTTGATTATTGGATTGTTCGGTTTTTTGCTCATTAAGTAATTCTGCTATAGTTTTATGTTCCTGAATATCTTCTTGTTCTAAGTCCTTAGTAACATCTACTTTAGAAGATGCTATAACTTTTATTGTGGAACCAACCACATTATATACAATTTTGTTCATAAAAAACTCGTTTGTTGCATAGATAAAAAGCTGGCCTATAATATAATTATTATAGGATAAGTTACACCAATGTAAAGTGAGACACTAATAATGAATAAAACATACAAAAAATGGACAGAAACTGATCTAGAATTTATTCGTGCCAACTATAATACTATGACAGATAAAGATATGTCGGAGACACTATCCAAGATTTCTGGTCAAAGTATTAGTATTAGTATGGTACGAAGACAACGACGCAAGCTGGTACTAGGACGCAAAAGAGGCAGACCAAGAACTTCAGCAGTATAGTTAATGCAGAAGGGGTGGTCTAAGTTAATACACCAAAATAAGCCATATTAATAATATAATGTGGCTTTATTCTTTATCTAGATCTTCATCATTATCAGGAACTGGTTGATTGTTTAATAATTTGGTGGACTTTTTAATAGCTCTATTAATTAATATTTTGCCAATCATATCAACAAATGGTAAACCTCTTCTTTGAGCTTCTTCTCTTAACCAGCCAACAATAGTATCAACATTCTGAGAACACCACTCATTACCTTTAGCATTCATGGTTAATGCGTGTCTACGACACGAACAATTATCGCTCATATGAATGCCTATGGATTTAATCATGCTGGCTAATACTGTTCCTGGAGCATAAGGATCTTCTTCCATAGTTCGTGGAAATAATGATCTTAAAGTTTTAGCAGGATCGTCGCCTAAGATTTGTAATAATCTATTTTCTAAAACATTTTGATTCCAAAAACCATTAAGCTGATCATATGATGATGATGTAAATAATTGAATAGGTAGTGGAAAATATTGTATAGCTACGCTAATAATTTGTTTAAGTGGGTCTATAGTATATAAAAGATTCAACTCATCGGTAATTATTGGTGGGGGTTGATTAACTTTGCCATTATTGTCAGAAAATGGTGGGGGAACAATAGTTATAGATTTAGCTAGTTTCATAAAATATCCTTGAAATTTCCTATGAGATGACAGCTGAAGTGTTAGTATTTTATAATAATCGGCTAATTATAGGTGTCAAGAAAAATAAAGAAGTGAGGTATTTGTGGTAAAGATTCAGCGTATCAGATATTTGCTTATGTATCATGTTATCTATGTTCTAACAATAGGATTGTAGGATTTTAAGCAGAAGGTGTGGTACAAATTAATTAAAGGGTAATTCTAAAATCATTCTTGATTTTGTGATTTTCTGTCGTAAGATACACAACATATTGTGGCTGGAAGCCTAAAATGAAAGGACTCAATCATGCAAAAACGCTCTTTGCTTTTTGAAAGTTTAGAATCTAGAAGAGTATTATCTAATACTGTTATTGCTATAATTGATAGTGGTACAGATACGTCTCATCCTTACATTAGTTCTCACCTATGGACCAATCCTGGAGAGATTGCTGGTGATAATATTGATAATGATCATAATGGATATGTTGATGATATTCATGGATGGAATTTTGTAGAAAATAATAATAATGTACAGGATGGATATGGTCATGGTACGGCGGTAACGGGTCTGGTTGTGGCTAATAATGTTTCTGATGTAATGATTTTAAGATTTCAAAATAATCAGGGATTAGGATTTACCGGCGAAGCTATTAAGGGTATAGAATATGCTACCATGATGAAAAGAGACTTTAATATTAATGTAGTAGCTATTAATGCTAGCTGGGGTGGCGGATTAGGATATTCTAGTTTATTATATGCTGCTATTAATAATGCTGGAACTAATGATATAGCTTTTGTGGTTGCTGCTGGCAATAGTGGTGCGGATAATGATGCTGTTCCACGATATCCTGGATCTTATGATTGTTCTAATATTATTAATGTGGCGGCGGTGACTGATCAAGGATATTTGACATCATATTCTAATTATGGAAAAAATAGTGTAGATTTGGGGGCCTATGCTAATGGAGTAAATACTACTTTTCCTAATAATAGTTATGGATCTTTTGCTGGTACCAGTGCTGCTGCTCCTAGAGTATCTAGCTCTGTAGGTTATTTAAAATCTCAGAATCCTTCATGGAGTATTGATCAGGTTAAAAGCTATATATTTAGTACTGTAGAAAAAAATAATAGTTTAGCAGAGAAGATTGTTAGTGGGGGAGTATTAGATAAGAGTCTAGTTTTTAATGTTCCAGAACCCATCAAGACTCCAGCTTCTATAAGTCTACCAGTAATTAGTACTCCAATTGGTAACGTGGAAGTTTTATCATTAAGAAGAATTAAGGGGTGGGCTTTTAATAGTGATAGTGGATCCAAGCCAGTTGTAGTAAAAATTTTTATAAACGATGTGATGGTAAAAATTTCAGTAGCTCGAAGTTATAGAGGAGATTTAAGAAGTAGTTTAGGGTCTAGCTACCATGGATTTAATATGAAGCTAAATCCCAAGTGGTTTGTTGTTGGGGAAAACAGAGTAAGTGTGAAAGTGGGAGATAATGTGATATGGAGTGGAAAGATTAATAAATAGTGGCTAATAAACTGGCCAATTATTTATTGAGGTCGGCTATTGTTTTTAGACCACCCGGCGATTTTCAAAAATTTCTCAAGGTAAGGCGAAAAAACGAAAAAACCCCCCTTCTTCTAGTCAGTGTCTGGTCCTAGTCTGGTGCCAATGAGCGACCACTTGTCGTAAGTAGTCTGGTCGTAAGGACTTAGTATTGGTTTATGCCCAAAAATTTGATGTAAGTGCTTATGCTGTAAGGACTTATGACGAGTTTTGACGCAAA